GTTAACGGCGAGAATAGTCACGGCGACTACCTCTGCCGTAATTTTTAATCCCAGTGGTGCGATATGTCAAGCTCGGGGCGCTTTCGCTCCTTTTCAGGGATTCAGTGGTAGCCCGAGGCTGGTCAGCTTTGGGTGCTACGCTTGGCGCTCCTTCTTTTGCCATTTAGCCCACCTTTTTCAGTTCAGGCTTGGCCCCTTGTGGGGGCGCAGCCATCTGTTGCGTTTTTTGCTCATCTTCCATCTTTTTCAGACGGTCTTTGAGCAATTGTTTCATTGGCGGTTCCAGCAAGTCAAGTAGGGATTCTTTGTCAATGACTTTGGCTTCATACAGGTTAAAAGCCAGCTGGCGCAAATCTTCCATGAAAATCGGTGAATTAGAGTGAGCGTCCACTTTCACCACATAGTCCTTGGTGAATTGCTCGGCAATAAATTCTCGACCTTCCATGTCTTTGAAGTGTGTCGGGTCATAGACCTGCATACAGCGCATATACAGGGTGGCAAGCTTCTCAAGACTGTCCTCAATGACCAGCGCACGTTTCTTGGCACGGCTAGAACCCATCCGAGCAAGCTGAGAAGCGTGACCGCTAGAACGCACACCAGACTCACCCTTGCCTTGCAGCACGTTGACGATGCCAGAGGCTTCCTCAAACATCTTGTCAATCTGGTCGATTTCTTTGAACAAGTCAGGCGGTATTTCTGGCGCAAGTTTTTCAACCTTGGCGTTTGGCATATCAGTAGCTAACAGACCGCCAGCACGGTTCAAAGCAAAATTCTTTTCGTCAAGAATGCCTGTGAAGCCAATCAGTGCAGTTGGCGGCTGGACTTGCTTAGAAAGTAAGTCGAGGATTTCGGCAAAACGTTTATTGCGTAGTTCTTGGAGATAGACGAGCCTCTGTACCTCTGACGCACCCCAGTAGTAGTCGTACAGGGGGTTGGGGCAAATTTGGACGAAGGGCAGCTCTCCTTTGAGGAAGACTGATTCTCCGGGTCGGTCATAGATGATGACATCGGGGTCTGCTTTTGTGACAACTTGATAGTCTCCTGTTTCGTCATTCCATACCCAAAGCTCGGTCATTTCAACCGTGTCCTCGGCTACGTTGGCTTTGTATCTCATCTGTCCGGCAAGGTCGAGGTTGACGTTACCGTACATGGTCGGGTTGACTTGCGACATGATGATTCGCTCAACACCGTTGGCTACTTGTGTTCGTTCATGCTGGAAAGAAGACACCCGCTTGACAATGGATTCTCTGTGCGGGTGGCTGTACAGACGGGCATAGAGTTCAGACTTAGTGATGTAGTAAGTCTGCACCATTGCCTCTTGCCTGTCGGTGTAGGGGATGTCTTCCCGCAGCACACCTATGGTTCCCGGCTCCACCATGTACGGGTGGATACCGTTGTTCATAATGACTTTGACAAAAGTGGAGTTGTAGCAAAGCGCCCAAGTGGTAGCCACAGAAAAAACTTGGTCAGCGTTGCTATTTAGCCACTCATCGTTCAGCGCACGGGTCAGCGCCGGGACTTTGGTTTGTTCACGGGAGTCAACGGCTGCGCCAACATCAATGCTAAACCGTGTGGTTTCCGCAGAGTATAAGAAGCTTGTCAGCTGGTCGATGTGCGGAAAGATTTTGTTGAAGATGGCGGGGGCACTGTCGGGGCTACTGCCAAACAAATACCAAGACCGCAAGGAAGAATAGTCAGCCTTGCGTTCTTCCATACTGACCTTGCATTTCTCAATGAGGTCTAAATAAAAAAGTTCTCGGTCTGTGTCGTTAGACGGAATCCTCATTGCTTCACCTGTAGGTTTTCATGGTCATTGATAACCACCCCCGGCGTTGGGCCACGCATCGGGCCAGCCTCTTTCGGGTTGATGCCGACAGATTCTCCCATCACGGATTTAAATTGTCCACCCAGCACCGATTTCATGTTGATATTGCCTCCTCCACCCCAGATAACAGAGTCGCCGGGACGGGCTTCCCGCTGCTGCATAGCCGCTGTAGCCTCCTCAAACTGCTTGTCAGACAGTTTATTGTTGCGTTTTAGGTATCCCGTCTGGTGTTCACCCTCATGGGTTTTCTTTATGTCCGTCATTCCAAAATCTAAGGCCAGATTCTTCATATTTTGGTCTGTAGCCTTGGTTTTGTCCGATTTTGTGCCCACAGGCTTGAGGTAGACCTTTGAAATCTCCCCTTTACATATCTTCATGGGGCATTTTGCGTCCCAACCCTCGAAAATGCCGTGTTCAGAACAAAAATAGTCGTGCAAGACTGGCATATTACCCTCCAAGTTGCTCTTTTAGGTCTGGTTGACTGTAATCGTGCCGATTGACCACTCCGACACGCAGTTTTAGCCCTTCTGAGGTCATTTTTACCCCCATTTGGGGCATTAAAGGGGGTTTTGCTTCCCTTCTGTAGTCCACATAGCGGGTGTTGTCGTGCCGTTTCATAACCTTCACCCGCCCCTCTTTCCAGTGTTTGTAGGCTTTATTGACCCGTGTTTGGACGTATTCGGTCAGTGGATGCTTCTCATAAACGAAGACATCCAGCAAATGAATCCGCTCCACCCCGCAAAGCTCGGCAAATAGGGCAATAGAAATACCCCTATCCTTGTCTGCAAAGAATCGGCGTATCTCTCTTTTGAGCTGCTCTTTGGTAAGTAGGTCATGCGCCATACATCCCAATCCTTTTCAGGTAGTCACTGACGTTTCTACCCACTGCTATTTCCTCTGGCTGCAAATTTTCTTGTGCTTTGTTGACCTCACGGGTGATTCGTGCGGCTATTAGGCGGGGCTGAACCTGCTCGGCAAAGGCCACGCAAGCCAATGCAGAGGCTATTACCCGGTCATCTTTAGCCCGTCCGGGCGCACCAATGAAGCCGTCCTCACGCACAATGGTCTTCATCTCTTCAAGCAGGTCAAGAGAGCTGACTGTCATCATCTCCCGCTCAAAGTAGTCCTTCATGTAGTTGAGCATTCGCTCTTTGGTTGAGCTGGTTGTCAGGTAGCCAATGGAGTTAGACAGGCCACCGAGAGTGTCGTTGCGCCGCCAAATGTAGTTTTGCATGGAGCCAAGCACATCCATCAGTCCATGACCCAGTGCGCCGCCCATAGCGGAGGCCATGCGCTTTAAGTTTCTGATTTCGTTGATGACTGCTTGACCGGGGCCGTTGACCTCAAGGTTGAGCGTAGAGTTTTTGTAAGCGCCAGCAAGGTGAGCAATGACCCACGCAAACTGGTAGGTGTTCATCTCATGCGTAGCAAATTCAGCTACTTGGTCAAGACCATCTGCATAGCAGCGAAACACTTGGATGCAGAATCTATCTGCCCAATCTGAGCTACCGTAAGCAGGGTCAGCACCGATGACGTAGTAGGCTGAGTCAATGGGTTCTTCCCAGATTTTGAGCGTACCCAGCCTCTCTGTACTAGGCAGCACTTCTGTGTCTTGAAAGAGTTGTCCAAAGACATATCGGAAGTGGTCAGGGGTTTTCTTCTTGGCACTTTTCGCAGCCTCCGTACAACGTGAGTTAGAGAAGAAACTTGTTCCCGTCATCACGAAGGCGTAGTCTTCAGTCGGAGGAAATTCCTGATACATCAAGGTTTCGTCCTTGATGCCCTCTGCCATCTTCCAGCGCCACCATGCCATCTGACGTGAATTGATTTCGACACCGTACATCTTCTTGATGTCTTTGACCCATTCTTTTTCCTCGCCTGTGAGCTTACCGTCCCAGTAGACTTTGTAGACGTTGCTGTCAGGGTCGATGGTGTACATCTCATTTCGCCACCAGCCGCAGAAGATTGCCATCTGCGTTCTAGCTGACTTGGCGGTCTTGTACATATCGTGGAACATATTGAATCCTTGTGCGGTAGATTCAAACATATACAGACGCTCAGGGTTCTTCTCGGCAAGCGAGGCTATCAGCGAGGCTAGACCTTCTTCATTGCCCCAAGAGGCTGTCTCCGTACCATGCAGATATGTAATCGCTTTGCCCTGCCCCAATCGAGACTTATTTCCTGCAATCTGATAGAAGAGTCGGGAACGGTTTTTGAGCACCATTTGGTTGCGGTTATGCGCCACCAAAGGAATCTTGTACTCTTTCGGTAGTCCCTCCATGTACATAGCAAGAGTGGAGCGGAACATATCCCGGTTCTCTTCAGTGTCTGCAACCAGAGTTCCTTGCCAGCCGGGGTGGGTAAACTGCCAATATAAATCAAGAGCCAAGGAGATAGTTGTAATACCAAGCTGTCTGCCTTTCAGAATCACAAAAAAATGTATGTCGTTCTCTAGCCCTTTGGCTATCTCCCCCATTGTGTAAGTCTGCGTCCCCAGCAGCTTACCCATCTTCTTCAAGCCCTCCTCCTTGGTTTCAATCTTCAGCTCGGAGCAGAACTTGTAGAATTTTTGTAAATCAAATTTCACGGCTGTCTTTCATCTTGTCTGTGGTGAATGTGCCCTTGATGATGTCACGACAGACTCTTTTAAACAACAGCTGGTTTTGCGGCAGTCGGCCTTGATAGAGGTGGAAGATACCGCCCTCAAAGTGTGTGCCTATCCCGTACTCTCCATAGGAGTGCAAGAACCAGCGTTCGCCTTCAGGCCGCTTGTAGTAGTGTGTGGGCATGAGTGTCTTGTACTTCACGCCAGCCATCTCAGCCGAGTAGGAGAAGTTTTCAGCCACATCACCCCACGGCAGCGCCTTGAAGGTAGGTTTGTGCAGATGCTGCCAAACATCTTTGTGAACCATCAGAAAAGCCGGGGCAGCATAAATGTGCGAGCAAGGCTTGATGTGGTTAGAGACTTGAGCTATGCCCAGAAAGCTTGTGTGCTTGTCTACCCACTCCACAGCATCATCAAAGACTTTGCGGTTAGTGGGCACACAGTCGATGTCGAGAAAGCAGATGATGTCGGCATCAATATGCTCCATGACCGCATCCATCCACTGTCCGTGGTCACGCTGGTCAACGGTGTAGTTGACTTCTAGCCCCAGATGCTCCATCACCTCGCAGTGGGCCTTGACAATCTTTGTGTCAGAGTTAGGCCAGTAGAGCGTGTTAATTGACACCGTTAACATAGTCCCCCCATTTCACAATTTTGTCGTTGAGCAATACACGGCTGTCTTTAGGCGGTTCTTTGCCAAACATCTGATAGTGGAAGGCCAAGTCAGATTCATAGTTGACATGGCTGCGGCATCTCAGAATATTGGCTCCTGAGCGTTTAATCATGTCCCAGAAAACTCTGTCGCCAATCACACAGTCTTTCTGGTTCTTGAACATCCATGCAGACAGGACATGAAAGTACGGCTTGCTTATCAGGTAGCAGTTGGTGTCATTAAAATGAATGCCGTTGCTCTCATTACACGGGCCAGCAAGCTCACCATCCAGCCACACATTACGGGGGCAGGTGATAACGCTTGAACCAGAACGCAGGGTGTCTAGCATCCTGTCTATGTGGTCACGCTCTATCCAGCAGTCGGCATCCAGAAAAACAATAGCGTCAACGTGTATGCCTACCGCATACGCCGCCCCCATGCCTCTGGGCGTATCCCCAAAGTTACCCACATTGGGCATACAGATGTGGTGCAGGGTGTAGTCGTTCACCCAATCTTGAGGGTAGCCGTCTGCCACCACCACATGAATCACATCGTCATAGGTCTGCTTGGCAACAGAGTCCAGACACCTCTTGAGTACCTTCTTACTTTCCTTGT